AGATTGGAAATCAGCTGCTGGAGAGTTTGGCGAAGAAATGAAACTACCTTTTGGTAGTATGATGGATGAATTCGGCAGCAATTTTGATAAGGTTATATCAGATGTAAATCAAAGCCTAGGTGATGTTAACATAGATCAATTCTCAGTTAATTTAGAATCAATTAATAAAGACCTGATAGATGCATTACCTGTTATTGAAGTTAGTAAGCAGCAAGAGGAATTCAAGAGTAAGTTTACAGAAGATCAGAAGAAATTCATAGGTGATTTTCAAGGAATGAGTAAAGAGAACCAAGAATTTACAACATTTGCCTTGAAAAGACAACAAGACATTGATTCGGAGATTATACAAAAACATAATAATATTGTTAACGATTTACAAAAAGCAAAAAATGAACGCGAGCTTACTGAGGAAGAAGAACATCAACTTAGTGAAAGTCAACTAATAGAAACAAGGTACAAAGAACAGGTTGCTCAACGTCAAGAGCAGCTTGATATGATAAAGAATATAGATAGTCTAGCCGATGAATTAGAACTAGAAAGACTTGATCAACAAGCACGTAAAGAACTAGAACTTATGAAAGGCGCTAATGAAGAACGTCTTGACGCTAATCATTTAGCAATGTTAGAAGCCAATCAAATATTTGATATGCTTCCAGACTACGTGACTGAAGCTAAAGATGCAATGATGCTAGAAATGAATGACATCAAAGGCGATATAGAAGATGTGATGTCAGGAATCGAGTTTGAACCGATAGAAATAAGTGATCTAGTATCAGAAAATGATACAGACTATATTTCATCTGCTATTAAAGATGCACTGCCTTTTGACGAAATGGGTGGTGTCGACGAAGCAACGAAACAACAAGAAGATATGAACTTGTTTGCTGACGATATGCGAGCAGGTATCACAGAAGTGTCTAATGATATACAGGACAATCTAGGATCTATGATCGATGATGCAGCATTTGCAGCAGGTCCTGGTGATGCTAGTGTGGCTGGTATGGATTTTGCATCAGGTCCCGGAGATGCCAGTGTGGCTGGTATAGATTATGCTGCTCCTGAACCAGTTAAACAAGCTCTCGATAGTACTAATCCATTTTTTAATGACAAAGGTGAAGTAGACTTAAACAGCATTAATCTGCCTGGAATGAAAAAATTCGGTGCGGATTTAAAATCACAGACTGCTGCTGCTGGTAAAAAAGACGAAAATCAGAGTGATGCTGAAACTGCTAGATTACAGAGACAAGCAGAGAAAAAAGAAACATCCAGTACAGAAACTAAAACTGAATCTAAAACAGCAGCGGCTACTACCAAAGACTCTACCTTAAATGATGTAGTCAAGCAGCTAAGTTCATTAAATAAATCTATAAGAGACTTAATTGACCAAAATGGTAAGCTACTAGGCGACCAAATTCGTGCAACTAAATCTAATAACAAAAATAATTTTGTAGGCGCTTAATAATGAGTTGGAAAAAATACTTTACCCCGGTGACTGTGGAAAATACTCCTGGAACATATAGTCCTTTAGGGTCAAATGCTGCCAAGCCTGGACCTGCTAGAGCCAACTATAGTAGCTATCTTCCGGATGTATATACTGGTGCGCCTAATAGAATTGATAGATATCTGCAATATGACACTATGGATATGGACAGTGAAGTTAATGCTGCCCTAGATATTCTTGCAGAATTTTGTACACAACCTAGTGAAAATAATAATACACCTTTTAGATTAACATTTAAAACTCAGGCAACTGGAAGTGAAATACGAATTTTACGAGAATACCTACAACAATGGACTAAACTTAATAAATTCGATACTAGAGTATTTAGAATAATAAGAAATGTTTTTAAGTACGGAGATGGATTTTTTGTTAGAGATCCTGAAACAAAACAATGGTTTCATGTCGATCCTGGTAAAATTACAAAGATAATTGTAAATGAAAGTGAAGGTAAAAAACCTGAACAGTATGTGATTAGGGACTTAAATCCTAATTTTATGAACTTAGTGGTCACAACAATTAATCCTAATACAGTGAATACTAATAATCGTGGCACAGCCTATGTAGCAGGTGGCGCTGCTGCCAGAGGACAAGCCAGTGCTTATCCAGTAAGTCCTGGAACAAGATTTCAAAACAATCAAAATGAAGTTGCAATTGAGGCAAAACACGTTGTACATCTTAGCCTTAGCGAAGGATTAGATAACAACTATCCATTTGGAAACAGTTTACTAGAACAGATTTTTAAAGTATATAAACAAAAAGAATTGTTAGAAGATGCTATTATTATCTATCGTGTTCAACGTGCTCCTGAACGACGTGTGTTTTATATCGATGTAGGAAATATGCCTAGCCACTTAGCAATGAGTTTTGTGGAACGTGTTAAAAACGAAATAAATCAACGTCGTATTCCTAGTGTCACAGGCGGTGGAACAAATGTTGTAGACAGCGCATACAATCCATTAAGCATAGGCGAAGATTATTTTTTCCCACAAACAGCAGAAGGTAGAGGCAGTAAAGTAGATACATTAGCAGGAGGAACTAATCTTGGTGAAATAGACGATCTAAAATATTTTACTAATAAATTATTTAGAGGACTAAGAATTCCTAGCAGCTACTTACCTACCGGAGCCGATGATAGCCAAGCTAGTTATAATGATGGAAGAGTTGGCACAGCTTATATCCAAGAGCTTAGGTTCAACAAATACTGTGAACGTTTACAAAACTTATTAGAAGAAATATTTGATCAAGAATTTAAATTATATCTTCACGATAAAGGGCTTAATATAGATTCAGCTTTGTTTGAATTGCAATTAAATCCGCCATTAAATTTTGCAGCCTATAGACAGAGTGAAATGGATGGACAACGTATTAATACCTTTAACACTGTACAAGCAGTTCCTTTTATTAGTAAACGCTTTGCACTTAAGAGATTTTTAGGATTAACTGACGAAGAGATAGCTGAAAACGAGCGCCAATGGGCTGAAGAAAATGGTAAATCAGAGCCAACTCCAACAGATCCAACTGGCGAAATGCGTAGTGCAGGCATTAGTCAAGCAGGCATAGAAAGTGATCTTAATGACCTGTCTGATGAAAATGCACCACCTGAGGTAGGTGCTGCTCCAGGGGAAATAGCTCCAGCAGGTGCTGCTCCAGCTGCTCCAACGGGTGCTCCTGCGGCTCCTACGGTATAAATATTTTTATGATATTGCGTGAACTATTTTACAGAGATCAATCACAGCCAATTGGGTTTGGCGATCTCGCCTACAATCCTAGTCGTGATACAGACGTTATGAAGCGCAGTGATACTCGTAAAACTAGACTAACACTAAAACAAATTAACGAACTGCGCAAAGCCAGCGAACAACATATGTTAGAGCAAGAAAAAGATTTAGAATTTATTGAATCAATGTATAAACCACCTCCTGCACCTGCGGCATAATTATTCAAAAAGGACAATATATGCGTAGTTTTGTGCTAGGTAATGGAAAAAGCCGCCTTAATTTCGACTTCAATGAAATAAAAAGATTTGGTAAAATTTATGGCTGTAATGCTCTTTATAGAGAATTTGAGCCGGATTATCTTATCGCTGTAGATCCTAAAATGATCTTTGAAATAGAATCTAAAGGTTGGCAAAAAACACATCAGGTGTGGACCAATCCAAATACAAAATATAAAAAATTTGAAGGATTTAATTATTTTAATCCTAGTCTCGGATGGAGTAGTGGACCGACCGCTTTAAATTTTGCAGCCGGTCACGGTGCTAAAGAAATTTATATTTTTGGGTTTGATTATATCGGAATGCCAGACGGGCTTGTTAATAATATCTATGCAGATACAGAAAATTATAAAAAATCACACGAGTCTGCAACTTATTATGGAAACTGGCGCAGACAAACTGAACAAACAATTAGAAACCATCCTAGCATAAAATTTTTTCGAGTTGTAGATAAAAATAATTTTTTTGATCCGGGCTTTGAATTAAAAAATTTTAAACATCTTAACATAGAAGATTTCAATCAATTAATAAAAACCTGGTAAAAATATACCATTTAGCACGGTTTATTGTAATCTTTTGTAAATAATAATGACAGCCTTGCAACCTATAGGAGATAAAACATGACTGATCGAAACAAATTCGAGCAGATGCTCGAACATCTTATTAATGATGAAAGTGACAAAGCCAAAGAGCTTTTCCATCAAATCGTAGTAGCTAAATCTCGTGAAATCTACGAAACAATTCTAGCTGAAGATTTTAATGAAGCTAAAGATGAAGACGAAGATGATGAGCAACAAGACGAGTCTAAAGATGACGACGAAGATAACGTTGATGAAGCTAAAGACGAAGATGACGACGAAGAAATGGACGAGAGTTTTGGCTTTGCAGAAGGAGAGGACGAAGAAGCTGGCGATGATGTAGGCGGTGATGCCGGCGATGACATGATTGGTGATCTTGAAGCCGATGATGATATGGGCGGTGAAGAAGATGATCTGGGTGGCGAAGGCGACCTAGAAGATCGTGTAGTTGACCTTGAAGATGCACTTGATGAATTAAAATCAGAATTTGAAGCTCTAATGTCCGGTGAAGAAGGCATGGATGATATGGGCGGTGAAGACGACATGGACATGGGCGGTGAAGACGACATGGGCATGGATATGGATTCTGAGGAAGATGATCTTAGTTTCGAAACAGACAACTTTATGCGTGAATACGTAGAGAAAGTAGGCG